TTAAAGGTATCAGCACCCGAACCAGTTACTAAAGTAGCAAGTTTTTCTAAGCCTAGGAATTTACCATAGCTCTGAACCAAAGGATTGATCCTTGAAGAAGCATTTGCTTGCAAGATAGCGTCACCAATAGCACCTGTCAACGGAAGCGCTTCCATTTTAACGCCCCAAAAGAATCTATTGTCTGCTAATTCTAATGCACCTGGCTGACCGGTAAAGCTAGGGGTTGAATCTTTTTCAAGTGCACCTCGTGTTGCTTTAAATCTAAATGGTACAGGAGGTAAAATCGATCCAGTTAAGTGTTCCCCATCAACAGCAGCACTTCCTTGAACTGCTGATAATCTTTGTCTTAAGGCACCACCCGCTAAAACACTGTCATCATCAGTAAAGTTATCATTTGTTTTGATTACCGGTAATCCTCTAAAACCAAACGGCAGGGTGTCATTAGGAATTAATCCGTCTTCAACTGCTCTATTCATATGAATTCTAACATATTGTGAACGATTAGGTCGTTTACCGTCAACGTTAATTCTTCTTTCTGATTCTGTTTCAGCATCAAAGTTATAATATACTTTCATGTCTCCAATTTTATTAGCGACATAATTTTCATCTTTAGGGTCTAAAGTACAAAGTGGAAATTGTTCTAATATCTTAAGATTAGTATCTGTATCACTATAGTGTCTAACTAAAACTGTGAACGTTCCGAACTTTTTCTTTTTATTTGTTGATCTTTTTAAATTGGTTATTGATACTTTTGTTCTTGTATTACCAACTGCACCATCATCTAATGATTCGAAGTGAAATAAATCATATTCTTTATTCCCGAAAGGTTGGGAAATAAATGAAGTTGTTTTTGCTGATCGATATCTCGTATCAAATCTTCCAAAAGCATCCCTAAAAGATTGTGATGTATCTCCGGACGATGCGCTAGCACCGGCTGAGCCAGAAGTAATACCAACAGTACCGTAAGACCCATTGTACGTGACACGTGCTAATTCATCCTCAACAGCAAAATCACCGTAAAAGAGATGCTGTTCTTCTTGGAATTTACTTGGGTTGCTGTTTAAAAACTTACCTATATAATGTTTACTGGTTGGATTTAAAGAAGCAGTGTATATCCTAATACCTGTTTTACTTTCATCATTACCAAAAGTAGAGCCTATTGCACTAGAAAGTACTAATTTAAACGTTCCATCTTCACTGCCACCTGTATAACTGGATATCTTAGCCAGATCATCAGCAGTATTTGTAACACTATATGACTGATCATGATCCAAGAGTTGGATTCTTGATCCAGTTGCAGTCAATATCATACCTCTAACTAAACGAACAGAGGTAGAAGTGTCAAATGAGTCACTGTCTGTAAATAAAGGATACCCAGCTGCTTCAAAGGTGTTGACATCATGAGACGCAACAATAAATTGGACAGCACCTGCATGTCTATTCTCAGCTGCTAAAGGATTTGGTGTTTGTGCATCTGCTGTGGTTCCTTTAATTCTAAAGCCGGCGTTTTTAACTGTGCCTTGACTTAAAGTTGTTTGAATGTCACCGGTACTGTTTGCAGCTCCTGCTCCAAGCACCCTGACATATGTAACTGCTGTTCTATTTTTTAGCCATTCGCTCACTGCGTAAGGACCAAACTGTGCTCTATTAAGGGTTCCAAATTTTCTCTCAAAATCAACGAACGACCCTAGAGTGACAGGAACAAATGCAGGACCATGGGTTGCTGTCCCAATTATCCCTGCAGGTACACCTTCGATTTCTACTGTTCTCTGAGTTAAATCAATTTCTCTTTCGAAAAAACCCGGAGATCTAAATGTTTGCTCTGCCATTAATCTCTCCTAAAATTACTTATATAAGTATTCATTTGTGTTTGTAATATCTTTTTTAAATTATTCATATTGCCTATCGATTTCTTTAATTATTCTAGCAGACACAACAGACTCTCCTGCTCTAGAATTGACATTTCTTACTCTTAAGAACTCTGTTTTACTATCGTCGCCAAAGGGGTTAGGGACATACGACTCTAGACTTTCATTACTCTCTCCCCTTCGGGTTTTTAACATTTCTTTGCTAGTTAAGTCAGTCATAACATGACGCTCTATTTCCTCTTTATTAGTCTCGGGTTGATAATCTAACTTTATAGGGCTACTAGTATCATAATAGGTAAAATCAATTATTGGCGCAGAAAGATAAGACCTTACTTGATTTGGTAGACCAGGAACTTTTGAGTTTAAAATATAGCCAGGTAGTGTCAGATCAAAACCATATTTAATTATTCTTTCATCATCAGTCATACTGTCAAAATTATTATCAAAGTTGATTGTATCCCCAATGAATGCAACTAGCTCAAAACCTTCCTTTGTTTTAATTGCAAATTCGCCACCCGGAACATCAATTTTATTTAGCAAGTATTCAATCATTTGATTTCCTTGCTGCATATATTGACACCAAAAAGTTATATTATACGTCATAGTAATAAAGTATGGGTAAGGTACTTGAATAATTTCGAATATATTCGCACCCAAGTCACTATTTAAATTAACTTTTGCTGTTTTTGAGAATTGTAAGTTACTTTTTTCTCTTCTAGACGCAAGTTTCCCTTCTTTTGCGCCTAGATTACTACTTGCATCTATAAAATTATTATTTGTAGCTACATTATCTTGATTACGCAAACCCGGTTTATTGATAATATTTTGAAAATTTCTATCTTTTTCTGATAATCTATTTTTAATTGTGTAATTTGGTTGTGCTCTTAGTGCAATTGCGGTTTTCTTACCACCTTGACTAGGGCCGATATCTAAGTTTTGTCTGACAATTGATATTAAAGGCAGGATATTTGTATTGTTTTTATCTCTAATTGGGTTTTTTCTTCGTGTGAGCGCAAATCTTTCACCTGTTGCAAAAATAACAGGCACATTTTTAACTTGATCTTTTGAAGTTACTTGAAAGTTGAGTGTTTCATTAAATAAATCAAATATTGCCCGGTCAATATTTTCAATACCAATAGACGGAAATTCAAAATCTTTAGGCACATTTTTACCGTCAAAAGCTTTAATTAAGATTTGTTTTGGTGGGATCTTTGTTTTAGCCATAATTATTTGTCACTATAAAATGAAGAGCCGACTTTTGTTGAATCGCCTTTAGGTGAAACTTCTTGCGGGCCTGATAATGGTTCTTCTAATACACCATTTTTTCTTAAGTCTCTTACATCACCCGTTGCCCCTAATCTATTTTCCTTATATCCTCGCTGTTGAACAAAGGTATCCTGTACGGCATCACTATCTGTGTATTCTTCTGACGTCGGCCCGAAGACTTTAGATAGAAACTGGTCTTTTCTTGCTTGACGACCTGATATCGTAATAAAGCGCTTATGCTCAATTTGTCCAAATATTGTGTTTGACAAAGGTGCTTTAATTACTTCAAAAAAAGTACTTCCATATGAAAAGAAGTCACCTTCTAATATTTCTATACCTTTGTCTAGCAAGTCACGAGATTGAATATAGGCCTCAATTGTGTAGTATTCTTCTGACCCAAATCGATTTGTTCTAATTTCTTGTTCATTATATTTTACCAAACAATCTAGTTCAATTGGTGATTCAAAAACCTTATCCGGGCTTTCTTCGTATATGTCGTGTACTTTTGATTTAATTTCTGAAATTTGAAATAAGTATATTTTTTGTCCAACAACATCTTTGATCACTTCTTTAGCGATATCGTTAATAAAATTCATTTCTCTTGGTGTGATAAAAAGTCTAGCCATGATTATAATCCTTGCTGGTTAAAATACAGTGATTGCTTTGCCGTTTGGTACAGGCACATATTTAAGTTGTTTTTGAATTAATTCTGCTCGTGTTGATTGAATCTCCATTAGTTTGTCGTAGGTCATTGAATCTAATAATTCTCTGAGTTTTTCTTTAAGCGCGTCACGATCACTGCGGCCATTAGTTATTAAGTCAGAACTGTTAAGCGTGACATCAGAATTAGGTACAGGAATACTTCCAAATTTACCCCTAATATAACCTAGTTGTTCCATTGAAATAGCTAGAGTGTAACTTCTAATCCACTGTTGACCTATGCTATTAATGCGGTTATACTGGACATTACCAAAAGGCAAGCTGTTCATATTTGACACACCATGAATTGTATCATCACGATACGAAGGTTGCGTTGGATCTGGATATTGTCTAATTCTTAGAAAAAGTTTTGATGCGAATGTTGGTATTGGAAATATTCTAAAGTTTGTTCCTGTAATCTTATAGGAAACATTCGAGCGCCTTACACGGTTAGATAAATCTAGTTGACCTCCGCGAAGTAAATCTTCGTAAACAGGTAAGATGTAAAAGACCGATTCAGGTGTAAAAGATTCAAAACTAAATTCATTATTTAAATAATTGATTGCAGATGTTGTGTCGAAAAACCGGTATGCAGCAGAAGAATTGTAATGATACACTTCATCAATCTTAAGCTTTCCTCGGGTATTGTCAAAAAGCCCACCGTTAGCCCCAGAAAGCTCTGTGTATATGTCGTAATCTTGACGCCCTACTTCAAGTTGTATCGAGCCTGTTAAGGAATTATAAGAGCCTCCAATTCCTGCCTCCATGGCATAAGGTTCAGCAGCACGATTTAAGAACTCTAAGTTCTCTCTAACATACTTTTCTTCACTTCCACTCATAATACTACCGGTGGCAAAACCTAAAAAGTTAACTAACTGCGATTTTGCTTGGTATTGATTGAGTATTGCGCTGTATTCTAGCGTTGCTTCTTCAAAGTTGCCCCAAATTTGTTTTTTAGTTAACTCAACTGACAATATATCGTCACCTAACTTGCGTTTAACAAATGTAATCATGTTATCAGCTTCAGTCTTAAAGTTAGACTCATTATCGTATATACCGAAAGGCGTCGGAAATGTTGTATTCGCAAATGTGGCCACGTTTTACCTCGCTATTTATTTATATATAGGCTAACTCAACTACAACTTTACTGGACACTTACATATATCTTCTTGAAAAAATATTTTCTTCTAGTTATTTTTATAATCCTTTTCCTATCGCTACAAACATGTTAACATAATATTCTTCTAGATTCTTAGTTATGTCAGCGACAGTTTTAAATGCAAATTCCATTTGAATATCTGTTTCTAAACTTTCATCCTCAATGTAAAATTCGCTTTGCTTATCAACATGAAAAACTCCTAACAACTCGTTAACCCATCCATGAACGTGATTCTGAAACGCTACACTATCAATCTTCTCGCTCAATATTTCTTTTACCAGCTGTACAAAGTCAAGATCTAAGGAATCACACAACACATATGCTTGTGCAATATACGAACGATCATAAGATGACAGAAATTCTGTTTTTATTTTCACCACACTGCGCGGATTTGTCGTAATGCTTTCACTTATAATTCTACGCAATTTGTTTCTATTAAGTTCCACGTCAACTCCTTTTAATCTATATATTAATTATTAATCAATTTTTACTTTTTCTTATATTTTCTTTCACTAATTGATGAGTCTAGCCTATGACCTTCTACACCATGTGCCTCATGTGCTTGTGCTTCACCTAAATCGTCACTATCTTTAACTTTTTCTAACAAAATAGCAGGTATGTTAGTTTCAATATAACATTCTGGCCACTCGACATCGTAAAAAGCAATATGACCGCTTTCATCTAAACTATGCCAAAGCACTTCACCAATCTCATTTAAAGCAGAATCCTTCCGCTTAACGTGAGTCAGTCATGTATGACCTATAATATCATCATGTGCTTTTGTTTGATTTGGTATATCATCTAGCCCATAACTATATTTTTTATAAAAACCAATTTTTTCTAATTCTTCTTTTACTAATCGACTTAAAAAAGTTTCATTAATTTCTTTTGGCCTATCGGTGTATACATCTGTAGCCTTATGAAGTTTAAAATCTTCAATCGAAGCTTGTGCTCGACGTAACGCCTCTTCTTCGCTATAACTCACATCTGGGTTGACGTCATTAACTGTTTTTACAAAATCATCTTTTCCTAAAGCACCGCCTTCGGCCTCTATTTTGCTCTCTGCTGCTGCTTTTTCTTCATCAGAAAGCTTTTCGACTTCTTGTTCCAATAGTATTCTTAACTGTTTTCTAGTTATTTTCATTTATCTTCCGCTACTTGGTTCTTTACGTTCTTTTAATCTTTTTTTTTGAAAGTCTTGTATTTCTTCTGCTGTGGGTGTGTCATCAAAAGCTTGTCTAAACTGCTTCATCCTAGTTCTCGGATGGGTCTGTGTGACAGGACTTTGTTTTTGTGTAAGCATCTCCCACACCGGCTTCATAGACTCAATACCTCTTTTTCTCCATGAACTAGTTGTCCCCAGAGGAAAATCACTGCCAGTAAACCCAGCTTCTTTATAAGCTTCTTCTTCGCTATAACCCATGTCATTAATGAATTCGTATACACCAGCGTCGTCAAAAACTTCTGCGTAACAATCATCATCTGGGTCGACAGTTTTTCCAAAAAAATCCATCTTGTCATTTCCAGCAGACGTGCGTTGCTTGTAATATGCGGGGTCTTGTAATGCTCGCTGAATCATATAGTTGATTATTGGTGTGTTACCACCTTCAAAGTCAGTTGTGATCCCATAACCTTCCCCACCGTCCAATGTACTAGCATAATAAAAGATTAAGTCAAACAAAAACTCGCCTATTCCTAATTTTTGATGTGATGCATCAACGTGAATAGTACTAATTGACATTGTATTAGGAATGCAAGGGTTGCCCGAGGATGACAATTCCCTTAATATTGCAGAAGCAATTAAGTAACTCCCATCATACAGATCTAATGCAACACCACCAGCAACACCTTCACCTGAAACTGATAAGGATAATTCTGGAAGTGCTGTCATAAGTTGATCGTACTTCGATTCTAAAAGCAGCGATTCGCTTATTAAAGAGTTAAGCTGGCGACGCGTTATCTTCATTAGCGATCGTGTTGTCCGGACAAGATATCTTCACAACATGCCATAAGTTCTTGTTTGGTAACAGGACATTCACAACATTCAATAAGACACATTACAGCAGCACAGCAGTCTTCTCGAGAAACGTTGCCTTTTTGAGAATGACCCATAGATTGTTGCATTGAGTGTTGAGGCATTAATGCGTCTTCACCCATATCATTGTACTCATCGCAACCGCAAGGTGACATACCACATGCATCACAGCCTTGTGAGTTTTGAGAAAATGCACCTATCTTGCCCATACTGTGCATAGGTTGCATGCCCATCATTTTGAATTCTTTAAGAATTAATTTTCTGATTTTGTTTCTATTAACCGACGACATAACTTTACTCCTTTATTATAGATACCATTAATTATCTTGTCTATTTTGTATTTTCTAGTGTAATATTCTATATCATATTTTAAAAATTCGTAAGCTAACCAAACACTAATGATTGTCACTATTACTATCACTAGCAAAGACGGTATCTTTTGTTTCTTTTTTTGCATCAAATATGCTCGTTTTTGGTAAATATGCTTGGGATAAGATCATTAACGTTGCAAACACAATACTAACAACGTTCCTAATAGTAAATAACGATTCACCGAGGAAATAGTACGAACAAATTGAAAAAACTAAAATATTTACGCCGTAAGCAATAAATTTTACCGACCATACAGCCTGTAACCATTCGTATGTTATTGTCCAATATGTTATACTGCACCAAAATATTATTGGTGAGACTATAAATGCGCTAATCAACACATTGTCTTTCCACCAGTCATTAAAGATTGGACCGTTTACTTGAAGCCATGCTAATATGTGGCATGCAAACAAAAGTATTATGGCAAAAATAATCTTCATATCGATCTCCGAGAGATGTATATAAGTAGGCTTTTTGTACTTAAATTAATTGCAAGATTTGCTTTGTTATAAAATAAAAAAGACACCCACAAGGAGTGCCTTTATATTTTTATTATAATGTAATATTATTAATCAAATCTGCGATTAACCGAAAGTCATTGCTGCTCCAGTACCGTGGACAGCGCCGTATCGAGCAACTAGCCACACACCGTCTTCTACACAATAGAAAGCGAATGTTGAACCAGCAGCGCAAGAACTATTTGTCCCATGTAAGGTGAGGTTAAGTTTTGTGTCTGCACCATCTGAAAGTGTGCTCACGTTATTTTGCCCACCAGATACATAACCCTTAGCAAAAACAGCAGCTGTTCCGCCTGCTGCCTGACGTGCAGCTTCTGCAGCTGATTCATTGGTACCGTCTGAAGCAACAAAAGTCTGTGCATTGGTACCGGCACCGTTGGTGTTCAAGTTGCAAACCACGTGGGCCCCAGCTGTTGCTGCAGGTAAATAAACGCTACCTACACCGCCAGCGCCATCAATTTCACATGTGTTAATTGCATTTGTCGTTAGTGTTGCTGCAAGAATTGCCCCAGCTGTTGGAGTTCCACCATGGGCTGCAGTTTCTGCCTGAGCGTCGGTAATAGTTACTCCGGTAGCCAGATTATTTTGATTACTTGAAACAAAATCAAGATACGGAAAACCAGTTCCTGTTGATTGAACCAATCCTTTCGCATTGGTGTGAATTACTTTTGGCATAATTTTCTCCTTTGAGTTTTTTGTCTACAAGATTCCGACACGACGGTAGGGTCGCCTTTATGCTATTGTGCCGGGCCTATGCATACATATTAACGAAATAACGTTATTTTTTCAATTATTTTGCTAATTTTTTTGCAAAGTGTTTAAACTGGGCAAAACTTGTTGAATTAGCTAATAAATTAGACAAAGCTGACGCTGAATCGTCTTGCGTTTTATCTTTAATTTGTTTTAAATCTGCACAGCAACTATGACATTGGCCACTTAACGCTTCTACCTGTTTTTTTAATTCTTTGATTTCTTCACGCAAAACTTCATTACTAACTACTGGTTTTGCTACTGGTTTTGCTGCTGGTTTTGCTGCTGACTTCGAGCTAGCATTTTTTCTATTTGACATCATTCCCTCCATATATTAGTATGATTCGTTATAATTATACAATACTAACACAAAGTTTAAAGGAGAATATACAATGAAACCCATCATAATTCAAAATAGCAAAATCCCAGCTTATCTATCAATATTCATTAGTATTAGCGCAATTACACTATTTCCTTTCATAATATCACGTAATGAAATGTCTGATATTACGATCAACCATGAAAAGATCCACATAGAGCAGCAAAGGGAGCTCCTGGTGATATTTTTCTACGTTCTCTATGTATGGTATTGGCTAATAGCCAAAGTTAAAGGAATGACCAACGACGAAGCTTATATGAATATTCCATTTGAACAAGAAGCATATGAAAAAATGTATGATGAAAACTATCTTATTAAAAGAGCGCGACATGCTTGGCGTCAATATATTAATTAAGTTTTGCGCCTGCAAATATTCTTATTGCTGCCTGAGAAATATGTTTTTCCATTAAGTTTGTGGGGATTAACCACTTAAGAGGCAATTCTTCTTTTGGTGTGTGCACTATAGTTTGATTACCCATCAGTCCAGATTGCATAGTAACAGTTTGCTCTTGTTGTTTGATCCATCTAATCTTTGATTGGCTAGTATATGTTGAAGCACTTATCACAGTCAAGTCTGACCGATACAACATCATGTTAACAACTATTTGATGATCATCGACTGTTATGTGCGTTTCAAGCAGCATGTGGTTGTTTAAGTATGCACACTTTTTAGCATCGCGTTTATAATTGCAATTATCCCAAACGTACTCGATAGTATCGATGTTGTATACTTTTATGTCTGAGTGCATTGTAACCGGATCGTATATACCTCTTTCATTCTTAAACTTAGCATTTCGCCAGTAAGTGGAAGCATATCTAAAAGTCGATTGTTTATTAATAATCGCCTCAACTTCAGTTGAATGCATTTCCATTGTTATTGGCGCAACATATAGTTCTAAATCGCTATGTGCCTCGACAACCATAGTTTCGTCAGCTTCAACCTGTATTTCTGGTTCTTGTCCTAGCGCAAACGTTAATAAAAAATATAAAAAGAGCATAGCTACCTCCTATTAGTAACTATACTCTTATACGATCATAGATTTAAATTATTTTCCAAAAACTATACTAAGCATATCACGTAAGCTTAAATTCGGCATATTTCTTTTTGCTTCTTCG